CTTGTTTGATTTTTACCTATCTGTATATCTTGTTTCCTGTCGTATGCTTCAAGCATCTTTTTCAATTTCCTAGCTTCTTCATCTTCAGAGTCATAATGGATTTTGTCACTTACGATCTTTTCTAGTTTTACACTATGAATCTCACCATTGGGTACAAATCTCCATATCATTCCACGACCATTAACAATTCCGAATATGGTTTGTGTTGCACCGATCTTTATTATGGTTGCAGGCTCGTCTTCTAACCAGACTAAATCACCCTCTTGAAAATGGGGATCATGTTTGAATGCAAGCCCTTTTGCAAGTTGTGTTGCAAAATCTTTGAACCATAAAAACAGAACTATAGATATGAGCATACCGATCCAAGGTAATATTAAATCAGTTACTTCTGGAATTTTTTCTAATAGTTCTTGATCCATTAGTTGTTTGCCTGTTCTCTTTTTAGTTTTTCATTTTCTTCTTTAACATGTCGTTCCAGCAGAGTTACATAAATTTCTCTTTCAAATGGCATCATATTTTCAAGTTCTGTCAGACTATAATTATAATGTTGCATCATTGCAAAATTTACCATGTACATATTTTCTAAATTATCATTTTGTAACCCTACCCGAAAAAATTTTGAAGGCCCTCTATCTTTATTTTGTTGGTGGTACTACATTCAGTACAATCGAATGTAATATCATGCTCTAATTTTGGCATGGTTGCCATAAATTTCTGTATGTTTTCAAATTGTTCTTGAGTTAAACTATCAAAGAATTCTCTTTTTTCTGGAAAGGTGTAGTCTTCCATATCATGGACTTCATCACCTTGATATATGCTTTCAACACTAGCTTCTAATATTTCAAACGCAGATGCCACACTTCCGTCAGGAGATGATAGTGTTGTCATACTTTTTGGTGTTGGGTATCTCATAATAGCTCCAACATCATTAGTTATTTCTATTTTGTTAGTGTGATCTTCACTTTTAAGTATTTCAATCTTAGATAAGTCTACAGTAACTTTATTTGAGGTTTCGCATTCTGTACATTTAAATTCCAGATTAGAGGTTTCACCAATTGATTTAGATCTTAGTTTTAGAAATATATATTCAATATCAAATAGGGGTAATAAATCTACATTGAAATTATCATCTAGTATACAATTTCCTATTATTTGACATACGGCATTTAATATTTCTGCTTCATCTTCACCTTCCATAGCCATTAAAAGTATTTTTTCTTCCTTAACTAGGAATGGTCTGTATTTGTATTGGTGATCAGTTGATGGTAATGTCAAATCATACGTTGGTACATCTAATACTGGTAAAGGCATAATATTCTCCTAATTTTTAATTACTATCCATATATTTCCATCTATCTACATTGAAGGTTACTGGAAATGTTGCTGGTTCTTCTGATTGATGTGATAATTCTACTGCACCTACTGATAGTGGATAACACCTATGAAATTCATATGAACCTATTTGATTATTTCCCCCATCGAAAATGACTAGAGTTATGTTCATAGCATATTGATCACTGTAGTTGACTAACATGTTGTGTTGATTGATTACTCCACCCATCCATGCGTCGAAAAAACGTTTTTCGGGCAATCCTTTATACACACCACTATCCCCAAATGCGTCTGCATTGGTTTCTGAACTTGAATTGTTGGTGCATAAGAATGTACACTCCAAATCTTCATATGTATCTTGATATGGGTATTTTTGTTCAGGTCCTGGTGCAGCTACTTCACCAGTTGATATTGTCCTACCTGGAATTGATGCTGTAGAACACATAAATTGCAAATCACGTGCAGATGATGCACCTATAGATAAAAATTCATTTCTTGGTATAGAATTTGGTTGCCATATTCTACAGAGAAATCTTTGTGGTAGAAAGAACCCATTTTTTGAAGCTACGTGTTGTCTAAATGATTCTATTGTAGAATCTATACGCATTATACCATTCTCCCCGAATCAGCCCAAACACTTTTCTTACCAGATTTTTCGAAACGTTCAACGGGCAACAGTGATGCCATTTCCCAATCTGATGGTAGTATTTTTAAAAATTTACTCTGGACATGTGATCTTAGATATCTTTTTAATGTTGGTTTAAACCATTTGTATTTAGTACTTTTACTGAGCATCTTATATGTTGTTTGTATCTTGGCATTTTCACTTAAACTTGGATCGGATGCCAGTTTGATAAGTGCATTCAGTAAAGCAAGTCTGTATTTTGGTTTTAGATAATGTAGATTCAATCCTAAGAATCCGTCATCATACGGTTCTATTGGTATTACTAGTGGAAATCTGTCATAGTATGGTAGTTTTTCTTTTGTTTTTGGATTGTAGTTGAACATATACATTCTACCAACCAAAGCTTTAGTTGTAAGACTGTCTTTGTCACGCATTAGATGTTTAGGTTTAACCCGTTTTAATCTTTTTGCATTATCAGAATACCAGCTCATTGCACTTTGATTGGATATTCTTGTTTTACGTAAATTGTCAAGTATGTTCATAATACTATTTATATGGAAGCAATTCTCGTTCTGTTAGTATTTTGAATATCCAATCATTCTTGGCACAATATTCTTCTGCAAATTTCCACTTTGCTTGGTTCTTTTGCCATGTCAATTCTTCATATAAAAAATTTTTAGTCCGTTTTCGTTTTTTAGGTGCTTTGGTCTGTTTAAGTGGTTTTACTTCTATTATATATTCCTTTATGATATTGTCTTTGTTTCTAGATTTCATATAGAAGTCTGGAAAATATTTGTGCCACTTGTTGTCAGTTGGGCATAAATATGGTATAGATAAAGGTTCACTGCTCCATTTTAAAATCTTTGGGGTCAGATCACAATACTTCATGAATTTTCGTTCCCATAGTGATCTATATATTATTTTAGATGGATTTCCAATATATTTTTTATAGTTTTTGGGTGTGTATTTACCTTTATATGCCATTAAAATATTTAGTGGTATAAATAATTATATTAAGAGGGGGAGGAGATGGCATTTAAAAAACCAAATTATGATGCCGTATTTAGAGAATTACGTAAACAAGCAGATGATGAAGCTGATAAACTTTCGTTGTCATATCCTTATAATGTCACTAAAGATGATTTGGGTTATGTTAGGTATGATATATATCCATATCGTGGAGATAAAAGAAGTCATCAGGCATATACTCATATGAATCTACATATGCCAGCTGAAGTCACTGATGCACTTGCATCTGAGTGGGCAGCTGAAACTGATGTTTTGAAGGCAGCCATGGCTACATCAAAAAGAGTATCAGAATTAACAGAGAATCTTGCAGCTACTGATGGTGATAAGAAGGCAATAACAGGACAAGTTGTTGCCGCTACTGTAGAAGGTATGGATGCATTGGGTTCTACAGCAGAGAGTGTATTGAAGATTCCGGGATTGGATATGTTGACATCTGGTACTATGCGCCGTAAACGAAAAGCAGTAAACCCACATGAGGTACATGCTTTTAAGGGAGTTTCATTCAGAACATTTGAATTCACACACAAGTTAATACCATATAATCCAGAAGAAGCTAAAAATATACGTCAGATGTTACATTGGTTTAAGTTTTTCGCTGCACCTGGTAAGTCAAGTACTACCCATCTTACATATCCTGCTGAGTGGAATATAGGATTTTATAATAAATATGGTTTAAATCAATTTTTACCACAGATCAATAAGTGTGTTTTGACAGAAGTGTCTATTAATTTTGCTGGATCTAGTACGTGGTCGATGCATTATGATGGATCACCAGTTGATATGGAGATTACTTTATCATTTCAGGAAACTGTATTACCAACAAGAGATGTAATTAAAAAAGAACGAGTAGCATGGAATGAAAATCTCAGTGCTGGTACAAGAAATAAGAATATTGATGATCTCAGTGAAGGAGATAATTATAGTTTGGGAGATATTCTTGGAGAAAATTCATTGATAGGAAAAAATATTCCAGAAGATATGAAAGCTACAACTAAGGACTATTATAGTACATGGAAATCATATTTAAACGCAGATGAACCAAAACAGGAATTCTAATGAACTACTTTGCATCATTTCCAACTAAACCATATGATATAGGTAAGAATAAGAAATACAGAACAGTAACTGATTTGACCAGACGTGTTGGAATACGTACTGATATGGTTAATGTGTTACCTTCTTATTATAAATCATCTATTGTTATGTCAGAACGTCCAGAAGTAGTTTCGGATAATTTATATGAAAATGTACGATACCATTGGATTTTAATGCAACTCAATAATGTTGTAGATCCATATTTTGATTGGGTTCTGGAGGATGCTACTTTGGAATCGTTTATAAACAAAAAGTATCCTAATTACAATTTGCTTTTATATACGGATCATCATGCTGAACCTGCTTATAATACTAGTGATCCTAAAAGTTATTTTTTCCATCCTGGAGAGACTATTACAGGTGGAACTGCTACTGGTACGGTTGTGGAATTTGATCCTACCGTAAAACAGATTGTATATAAACCTGTTAGTGGAATATTTGCGGATGATGATGTAATTACAGGATCTGTTTCAGGTGCAATGGGTAAGGTTGAAGAATACACTACTGAACTAGTTGGGATACATCATTATGAAAGTTCTGCACCAGAGGAATCTGGTTTGAATGTTGATAGGGATCATGTAGTCGTTTATGGAAGTACTTATTATTATGCAAAGGCAATAACTAACCAGACATATGAACTCAATAGGAATGAGGAAAATAGAGAAATATCAATATTAAGAGATAATTATTTACAGCAGTATGTTGGAGAGTTTAAGGAGAAAATTAGACAGTGAATATAGTTCCTGGACGTTACCGATTAAATACTGTAGAGTTGAGTTCTGAATTATATGGTAATGATGGTAGAATTGATGTAATTAGTGGGATAATCGGGGAAGTTAATATATTTGAGAATATTTTCAGTGATTCGATCACTGGAAATGTTGTAGTATCGGATAGTGAAAATTTACCTTCTACCTTTCCTATTGTTGGGCATGAGAAGATACTCATTGATATGGTAAATCCTGATATTGAGGAGGATACTAATGAAGGACATATTAAATCTGAATATAAGATATATAGTATAACACAACAAAGTAAGGACGCAGAAGGTGTTATAAGTTATTTGTTAAATTTTCAATCCGAAGAAATATTTACAAATTTAAAATCTTCTGTAAGTAAAGCATATAGTGGTTCTACCATTTCTAATTATGTTAGGGCTATATACGATGAATATATTGATTCAGATAAGGAAATTGATATAGAACCTACAAAAAATAATTATAACTTTGTTATACCCAACTGGAAACCATTTAAAACAATAAATTGGATGGCACAGAGAGCAATTGGTGAAGATAAGAATGGTGCAAATTATTTATTTTTTGAAAATAGAAATGGATTTGTATTTGCATCACTTGAAAAATTTTATGAAGGTGATATAAAGGAAAATTATTATTATGAGAGGGTGGCTAATGAGGATGTAATGGGTATTGGATTACCTGATGGAAATAAATTCATAACTAATTACAAAATAAATACCAGTTTTGATATATTAGAGAATATACCAATTGGTATGTATGCTAGTCGAATGGTTGTACATGATATCACAAAAAGACAAGTATATAATGTTGATTATAATTATTCAAAACGGTTTGACACATATGAGAATGTAGAATCTTGGAGTGGTGGGAAGATTTTGTGGGAAGATGTACTTGATGTTTCTGTTCATGATTCACAAGAGACTAATACTTTAGTACACGATACCATAGATGAGTATACAACAAGTCCAAAAAGTTTCCAACGAATTATAACAAAACATTCTGCGTTGCATGATGGTTTGGAAAATGATTATATGGAACGTACTGTTCAAAATCGGATATCTCAAATGGAACAACTTAATAATTTTATTTTAGAATTTTTTGTTCCTG